GGCGGGAGCCACTGGCGGGCCTGTGAAAAACCCGGCGCTCACTGCCGCTAACGAAGCGATGCGCCAGATGGTCACCTTCGGCTCGATGCTGGGTCTGGACCCAGCCAGCCGCACGAGGATCATCGGCGGCAACAAGCAGAAATCCACCAACGAGTTCGCAGCCCTACTGAGTTCCTGATGGCCAGAGCCAAGTACACCAACGTCGACAAGGCGATGGCGTGGGCAAGGTCCGTCCTCAAAGGAAAGTTTCCCGCCTGCCTCTTCATCCACCAGGCGATAGAGCGGCACTTCGATGATGTGGCGGCCAGTCGATCGAAGGACTACCCGTACAAATTCGATCCGGCGAAAGCCGAGAAGAAGCTGCGCCTTATGCAGCTGCTGCCGCACACCAAGGGCGAATGGGCGTTCAAGCGTCAGCTGATCACCCTGGAACCGTGGCAGCTGTTCGGCATTGCCTGCACCTTCGGCTGGGTCCGGAAGAAGGGCGGGTACCGGCGCTTCCGCGAGAGCTACTGGGAGGTACCGCGTAAGAACGGCAAGTCGGTGATCGCCGCCGGCGTTGGCATCAGCATGTTCGTTGCCGACAATGAGTTTGGTGCCGAGGTCTACTCCGGAGCGACGACGGAAGCGCAGGCTTGGGAGGTATTCCGGCCGGCGCGGCTGATGGTCAGTCGCTCGCCAATGTTGATGGAGGCTGCAGGTATCGAGGTCAACGCCTCGAACATGAACATCCCGTCCAACGGCAGCCGCTTCGAGCCGTTGATTGGCAACCCTGGCGATGGTGCTTCGCCTTCGTGCGCGATCGTCGACGAGTACCACGAGCACGCCACTGCGGCCCAGTACGACACAATGCTCACTGGTATGGGGGCTCGCAGACAGCCGCTGATGTTCATTATCACTACCGCCGGTGCGGATATTGAGGGCCCGTGCTACGACAAGCGCCGTCAGGTAATCGAAATGCTGAACCGCACCGTTCCTGACGACGAGCTGTTCGGATATATCTGGACCCTGGACGAGGGCGACGACTGGACCGACCCGAAGAACCTGGCCAAGGCCAACCCATGCATGGGTGTGTCGGTGTTTCAGGAGTACCTGGAGAGCCAGCTGGCCCGGGCAATACGCTCAGCGCGCTTCACCAACACGTTCAAGACCAAGCACCTGAACCTTTGGGTGACCGCGAAATCTGGCTTCTTCAACATGGAGAGCTGGAAGGCGTGCGAGGACAAGACCCTCACCCTCGAGCAGTTCGAAGGCCAGGAGTGGATTGCCGGATTCGACTTGGCGCGCAAGCTGGACATGAACTCCAGGGCCAGGCTTTTTTGGCGAGAGATCGACGGGAGGATCCACTATTACAGCGTGGCGCCGGCTTTCTGGGTTCCGGAGGATACCGCCAACGACGTCGATAACAAGCGCATGACCGAGCGATTCCAGGCTTGGGTGAACACTGGGCACCTGGTCACCACGCCTGGTGCCGAGGTGGACTACCGGGAAATCCTTGAGGACACCAAGGAGGCCAACCTACTGGCGCCCATCACCGAGAGCCCTATCGACCCACACGGCGCGACTGGCCTAAGCCACGATTTGGACGACGAAGGATTCAATCCCATCACCGTCACCCAGAACTACACCAACATGTCCGACCCCATGAAGGAGCTGGAAGCAGCCATCGAGGCGGGCCGGTTCCATCACGACGGAAACCCGATCATGACCTGGTGTATCGCCAACGTGATCGGCAAGCACCTGCCAGGCAACGACGACGTGGTCCGCCCGATCAAGCAGGGCGACGACAACAAGATCGACGGCGCGGTCGCGCTGATCATGGCTATCGGGTCCGTGCTGCGGCTGGCAGCTGAAGGAAACGGCGGCTTCGACAACTTCTTCGCCAATCCCATCGTGCTTGGCTGACAGGAACCCTATGAAAACTGGTCTCATCATCTTTCTGGCGCTCGCGGCCGGCGGCTTGCTGTTGGGCGTCGCGGGCGTATACGTGTTGGCGGGCCTGGGCTACAGCCTCTTGGCCGCAGCCTTCTCCTGCCTCGCTGCCGCTGGATTCATCCGCAAGGGGCTGACCAGTGGCTAAATCTCTCACTCAGGTGCTGGGCCAGGCGCTGATCAAGTCCGCCGAGCCTGGCATGGCTTCCAGCGTGGCAGGCTGGGCCGGCAGGCGCATCGGCCTTACCGATTCGACATTCTGGAGCAAGTTCTACGGCACCGACTCGGCGTCCGGGAAAGTGGTCAGCCAGCAGACGGCTCTCCAACTGTCGACAGTGTGGGCGTGTGTGAGGCTCATCGCCGAGACGATCGCCACGCTGCCAATCGCGCTCTATGAGGACAAGAACGGCGCGCCGGTGGTGGCAAGCTCCCACCCGGTCAATTTCGTGATCAGCCAGCAGCCCAACGCCGACCAGACCCCGGTGGAGTTCTGGGAGAACGTCATGGCCAGTCTGCTGCTGCAGGGGAATTCATTCTGCGAGCCGCACATGAGCGGCAGATCGCTGACCAGCCTGGAATTCCTCCTCCCGCAGAACATGTCGCCGCCGCGCCGCCTTGCAGATGGCCGTATCGAGTACCGATACACGGACAGCTTTGGCAAGCCGCACACGTTGACCGACGAGCAGATGGTCCACGTCAGGGCGTTCGGTACCGACCCGCTGTGCGGGCTTTCGCCTCTGTCCTATGGGCGGCAGGTATTGGGCTCGGCCATGGCCGCCGATGAGTCGGCAGCCAAGATGTTCGCCAACGGGATGAAGCTCGGCGGTGTGCTTTCCACCGACCAGATCCTCAATCCGAAGCAGCGGGGCGAGCTGCGCGACGACATGGTCAAGCAGTACGAGGGTGTGACCAACGCGGGCAAGACCATGCTGCTCGAGGCTGGCATGAAGTATCAGCAGGTGTCGATGACGCCTGAAGACGCCCAGATGCTCCAAACCAGGGCGTTCAACGTCGAGGAAATTTGCCGCTGGTTCCGGGTACCGCCGTGGATGGTCGGGCACACGCAAAACTCCACCAGTTGGGGCACCGGCATGGAGCAGCAGATGATCGGCTTTCTGTCCTTCACCCTGCTTCCCTGGATCAAGCGCATCGAGATGTGCGCCAACCGACGCCTGCTGCGTCCTGACGAGCGCCGCCGCTTCTACGTGAAGTTCAACCCTGAAGGCCTGCTGCGCATGGACAGCTCGGCGCGGGCGGCTTTCTACAGCTCGATGACGCAGAACGGGATCTATACCCGGGATGACTGCCGGCGCAAAGAGAACCTGCCGCCGCAGGGGGGCAACGCCGCGAAGCTCACCGTGCAATCCAACATGCTGCCGATCGACAAGCTGGGCGAAGACCCCGGCGGCGCCAACCAGGCCAAGGCGGCGCTGCTCGACTGGCTCAACGACCAGCCAAGAGGTAACACCCCATGAGACACAAGGATCGACTGGCGGCGGTCAAGTACCGCTCTTTCGACTATGACGTGAAGGCTGTCGGTGATGACGGCCTTTTTTCTGGCTACGGGTCGGTGTTCGGGGTCGTCGACAGCTACAACGAGGTGGTGGTCCCCGGCGCTTTCCTCGAGTCGATCGAGGATGCCAAGGCTAAGGGCCGAACCTTCCCCGTGCTGTGGCAGCACAGAACAGGCGAGCCAATCGGCAGCTGGGACATCAGCAGCCTTAAGGAAGACGATCGGGGGCTGTTCGGTGCCGGCGAGCTCTGGCTGGACGACGCGCCCTACGCCCGTATCGCCTATCGCGGCATGCAGACCCGCTCCATCACCGGCCTGTCGATTGGCTACTACGTCCGCGAATCGAGCTTCGACGAGAAGACCCGCATTCGCACCCTGACCAAGCTGGACCTGATCGAAATCTCTATTGTCACCGTGCCGGCCAACGACGAGGCGCGAACCGACACTATCAAGTCGAAGCTGGCCCATGGCGGCCTGCCTTCGATGTCCGAATTTGAGCTGCTCCTGCGCGAGGCAGGCTTCTCGAAAACTCAGTCCGCGGTGATTGCCAACCGTGGTCTGCAGCACCTGCTCCGGAGCGAGTCCGAGGGCGACCTGGCAGCAATCGAAATCGTCGAGGCGTTGAAGTCGCGCCCGGCACTTTCTCTCCCATCGTTTTGAGGATTCATCATGCATAACGCCATGAGCAACCAGGCTCGCTCTGAACAACGCCATTTCCAGCGCAAGGAGCACGCCGACGACAAAATCCAGCTGAAGGCGGTCAACGACTTGCTCGACGAGCGCGATCAGGAGATCAAGGCCTTCGCCAGCAAGGCGGCCGCCGAGATCAAGGAACACGGCACCATCCTGGAAGAGACCAAGACCGTGCTCGACGGCCTGGTGAAGGATGGCCTGGGCCTGCAAGATCGCCTGCAGGAAATCGAGCAGAAGATGGCCCGCCGCTTCGCGGCAAACGATCCTGTCGACGTGAAGTCGGTGGGCGAGGAGCTGTCCGAAACCGAAGAGTTCAAGGCTCTGCAAACCCGTGGCCGCGGCATCGCGCGTATCGGCCGGAAGGCTGTGACCAACATCACCAGCGCCACCACTGGCACCGGCGGTGTGGGCGTTGCCATTCAGCCGACCCGCCTGCCAGGGATCATCACTGAGCCGGAGCGCCAGTTCACCATCCGTGACCTGATCATGCCGGGGCGAACTTCGTCCAACGCCATCGAGTATGTGCGCGAGAGCGGCTTCCAGAACATGGCCGCCTCTCAGGCCGGCGAGGGCGCACTGAAGGCCCAGTCGGACCTATCCTTCGAGCTCAAGACCACGCCGGTTCGCACCATCGCCCACTGGTTCAAGGCTTCCAAGCAGGTGCTGTCGGACATTCCGCTCCTGCAGAGCTACATCAACGGCCGCGCCATCTACGGCCTGAAGTACAAGGAAGAAGAGCAGATCCTGGCGGGCGATGGCACTGGCCAGAACCTGCTTGGCCTGATCCCGCAGGCGACCGCGTTCAACGACGCCCTGCGCAAAACCGGCGATACCAAGATCGACACCCTGCGCCGCGCCATCCTGCAGGTTCGCGTCGCCGAGTACCGCGCCTCGGCCATCGCGCTGAACCCGGTCGACTGGGCCGACATCGAGCTCACCAAGGACGCCAACGGCTCCTACATCTGGGTGAACGTGCAGGAAGGCGGCGTACAGCGCCTGTGGAAACTTCCGGTGGTGGACAGCAATGCCGTTCCGGAAGGCGAGTTCCTGGTCGGCGCGATGAACATTGCCGCCCAGGTGTTCGACCGCGAGGAAGCGGCTGTCGAGGTCTCCACCGAAGACGGCGACAACTTCCGCACTAACATGGTCACCATCCGCGCCGAGGAGCGTCTGGCGCTGGCGGTGTACCGCGAAGAGTCGTTCGTTCACGGCGAATTCGACGCCCCGTAACAATCACCGGAGCGCGCCTCGGCAACGGGGCGCGGCAGGCCATGCCAGAAGTCAGTGTCAAGACCATCAAGGGTTTCAACAACGACGGCGTCTACGCGAAGCGCGGCTCGACCATCACGGTTGATGAGCAACGTGCCCGTGACCTGTTACGCAACGGCCTCATCGAGGAATACGACATGAAAAAGGCCGAGGAGCCAGAGAACAAGAAAGCGCCCGATCCGGCCAATAAAGGCGGCAAGGGAGCGGCCACCAAGCCCAAGGAGTGATCCATGTCCGTGATCGCCATCGACGTGGCCATGCATCACCTGCTGGCCGAACCTGACGACCAAGTGTTGGTCCAGGCGCAGCTCGATGCGGCGGAGGAGGCGGCGATGCAGTTCCTCAACCGCCGCTTCTACCTGGACCAGGTGGCCCTCGACGGTGCCCGCGCCGGCGTGCCGTCGGCCATGCAGCAAGCCAATGTGGCGCATGCCGCCGCAGTC